ACTTGATAATCCTGGAGGGCTAGGAGGTGCTCTGGAATTAAATACGATTGCAGTACAGCATAAAATAGATGAAGTTCTTGATAGTACTGAGAATAATGACATAAAAAGAAGAAAAGTAGCAGAGCTTCTTAGAGTTGCACGATTAACATCAGCTGTAATGATAGACTCTATTGGTGGAGACTTTGCTAGTGTACTATCTGTCAATCTCAAATCTCTTGATAATCTACAAACAAGAACTTTTAAGGTTATTAGTGGTGAAAGTACTAAAGAGGATCGTCAAATTGATCTCGATATAGCTAAACTCACTGCTAAGCTAATGCTACGAGTTCAAGGTGCAAATCCAGAATTGCTAGAATATAATAAACAAATAGCTTCAATATGGGAAATAGTATGGAAAAAAGATTCTAATTTTGAAGTTAATAAAGAACAATTTTATAGAGTTATGCAAAATTTTACTACAGCTATATTTAATACAGGACAGAGAATCTATCCAGACTCTGCTGAATTTAAGAATGGTTTATCTAACTTGTTCACTCCGGAATTTGCTAATCGTATTCCTAAATTAAGTATGGTAGCTGCAGAGATACTTAAAAATCCTGATGCTCATGGGAAATTAGATGGAATGACTGAAGCAAATTTTACTAATGTTTGGAATGTATCTTCTCAGCATAAAAATATGGGTATGAGAACTAGAGCTTCTGACTCTGTTATAGAAGGTGTTATTAAAATGGACCAAACGGTATTTGATTATCTGACTAGAGGAAAATACGTAAGTCTAGACTTTATAGATGGCTATAATGAAGAACTAGAATTTTCTAAATCAGTAATTGATAGAGAAATTGCATCTCTAACAGATGGTGATACATTGCCTGCTATAGATACTATAACTGATGCAGATGGTAAACAAATCTTTAGAAGCACAGACAACTCATCTAGAAGTAAATCTTTAGTAAGGAGATTAAATAACCATATTCAATTTATAGAAAAAATGAATAAAATAGGTCCAAAAGAAGATACTAGACTTTTATTTCCTAGATTAATTCTTCCTTCAGTATCTACTAAAGAAGAGGCAACATCTTTAAAAGAACAAGGTAAAAGTTTTGTAATGCCTAGTGGTAAAATTTATCTAGGAACAGATTGGAAGGTTGATAGTGGAAGATAAGTCTTGGGAAACAGAATTTATTACTGAGGATCCTCCTATAGTTGAAAATTCTTGGGAAGATGAGTTTACTGGTGAAGAAATAAAGGTAACTGATAATCAAGGATATGATGATAGAGCATTGACTAATGAGAAAGAATTTGAAAAAGCTAAAGAAGAGTTTGCTAGTCAAAATGAGATAAACGATTACTTTAAATCTCCTGAAGTACAAGATTCTTTTAAGGTACCAGCAGTAACTGCTCCACCAGAGGTTAATGTAAAGGATGTAAAAAAACAATTAGAGGATTGGTCTCTAGTTACATATGATTATAAACGTTTTAATACTATAACAAAAACAGTTTGGTTAGAAGCTCCTTTTAATGACAAAGCTGTTCCTAAATATATGAAATTAATTTCAGATTTTGGGTATGGTGATAATTTTACTGCTGCTTTATTAGGTAATGCAGCTGTTGAAAATGGAGGGTCTTTTGCAGCTACTCAAGAAGAAAGAGGTAAGCCTAAGTCTAAAGGTAAAGGTATATGGCAGTATACTAAGGGGACTCAAAAAGCTTATGACAAATGGCTGTCTGAAAATAAAGATGTTACAGATGGTGGGTGGGCTCAAGTAAAGTTTATGCATAAACTATTAACTGGCGAAATTAAAAACCCTAAAACTGGAGGAGCATTCTTAGGTGATGGTCATTTAAAAGAGTTTAAAAAACTAACTGATAATCCTAATACTACAGTTTCTCAATATAATGACTGGATTTTAAAGATACCAATGAATCCATTAAATCCAGACGAAACTAGGGATAGAAGGTTGCTTTATGCAAATTTATTTTTAGAGGACTTACGTAGGAGATATACAAAATGATTAATTTATTAACACACTTAATACCAATAGCTCTTGGCTTCTTTGCTAAGTTAGCTGCAATTAAATCAAGGCAAGCTCATGATGAACAGAAGCTCATGCTTCAAGCCATGGCTGCTAAGTCTGTAGAAATAGATAAAGCAAGAGACCAATCTAATAAAGAGTCATCCATGGCAGCTTGGAATAGAAGGTTTCTTATTGTGGTTATACTAGCTCTAGTAGCTATATATCCTCTTGCTGGTATCCTTGGTATAGAAACTATCATACCTGTTACTACAGAAGGGTTTAACTTTTTAGGTTTATTTGAAATAGGTGGGGGTACAACACTTGAAACAGTATCAGGGCTCTATAAGTTTGATGAGATATTCCAATGGGCAACTATTATAATAGAATTTTACTTCGGAGGACAACTTGCAAAATCCAATTAAAGATCCAGAGACAATACATATACTGGACATAACATCTATAGGAGTTCTATTGGGATCATTAACTAGCTTATTACCAGCAATTGCTGCCATATTTACTATTGTATGGACAGCTTTACGAATTTATGAAACCAAAACGGTACAAGTATGGCTCAAAAAATAGAAGAGAGTGCAAGTGTTAACTTTAGTTTAAGCTTTCTTATTCAGTTAATTGGGGCTATTGTGTTGGGTGTATGGGCATACTCACAATTAGATAGTAGAATTAGTGCAGTAGAGAATACAAGCACAACCTCATCAGAGGATATTACAAGGATTGAAGAAGACATGAGTGAGAATCAAGATAAGCCTATCTCATCAGACCATATTCAGAATACTAAGCTTTTCTTTCTTGAAAATACAGTTAAAGTATTACGAGAAAAAACTGTACAATTAGAGCATTTAATATATGAGCATAATTTAAGGCATCCAGGTAAACAATGATATTAAAAATCTTAACCTTATTAGTTGTTCTACCCGTAACTCCTATAGTTATGGGTATTATGTCATTGGTATCTTTACTACCTTAACAGGTATCTCTAGTTTCTGTGCATACTTAATTGCATACTCCGTACCCTTACTCTTTGTATCCCATATTGCTAGTAACTCATCTGCATTATTAAGTAGTTGTTTTGTTCGTATAAAAAAGTATTTACTATTAAAGTTAGCACTAGCATCTAATAAATGATAAGGTAAGAAGTTTACTACATCAATCTCATTAGCTTTTGCAAAGTGATCAACAGCAGGGTCTATACCTTTACTTGTACTCTTTAGAATAACACTAGGTTTATTATCTATTACATAATTATGTATAGTTTTTAGAACTCTAGCATCATCAGTTATACTTCTACTTCCTATGATAGCTAATCTCAATTTTTATACCACGCAATTTGTACTCTAACAATGAAGATATCAATTAGAAGATAGCCTACTTCATTGCCTTCTATCTCAGAATCATATAGTTCAAATCCTATATGTACTCCCATAATAGGAAATAATCTTATTCTCATATCTCACCCTCGTTTTGTGCTCTAACTGCTGCTTGTATTTCATAAAGACATTGCTTTTGTGTTATAAGTTCCTTATCACCACCAATCTTAACAATAGTATCTATATCAAATAAACTTCCTGCTATGATAAGTCCTGCTGATATTATTATAGCTGCTATTATGTTCATATAAATCTCCAGTGTTTTCCAAATACTACTATAGCACTAGGAAAGGGAGCACTATTTGTAGCAGTTCCAAATTTTAATCTACCTTTAATAAAAGTTATTTCCCCTTTCATAGCATAATCATGCCACCATTTAGTATCTGTTCTAGAAGGTATTAAACATACAATAGACTTAGCTTTATCTCTACCATGAGACTCACTAGCTTTCTTCATCCATTTACCTATTTCTCTACCATAAGGTGGATTCATCCAAACAGTTCCTTTCCAATCTTGATCTAAACCATCATCTTCAATAGTATAATATTTATTACACTTTGCATTATCTTTAGTTGCACATACATCTAAATTAAAATTATATACTTTATTATATTTATCAAAAAAATCTTGAGGTGTTGACCATAAATCTGTAGTACTTGTCATTAAGCCATTGTTTATCATAATTCACATGCTCCCGCAACACAAGCTAATGTTTGTGCTCCTATAGTGTTATCATCTTTTTCAATAAACTTAGTCCAATCAATTTCTTTTGGAGTAATCTTATGTAATGCATCATACTCTTCTTTAGTTGCATCTTGATACGGTGCCTGAACATATGAGTGATCTGAATAAGGTAAGAATGATATACCACTTATCTCATCAAAGTATCTCCATACCCATGCACCTACATCCATCCATTCATCATCTTTAACTGATATAGTAACTGATGGTTTATGTTCACACCAATGGCGTTGATATACTAACCAGTTTTCTAACTGCTCTAATGCTGTCATATCATTACGGGTGATAGCACCTTTAGGAGCTTTAATAGGGAATGAAAATACTGCAGTAGTATCAGGTCTAAACTGTTCATCCTCTACTTGTACACCCTGGTCAATTAAGAACTGAGTAATACTATCTTTCTTATCCATACGGATAGTTCTTATATATTGGTTGTTATGACGAGCATGTATCCCGCTAGCACTATCACACAACTGAGAAACAGTCCCAGAAGGTTTAACACAAGTAATACTTGCCGATCTTGGGATGTCAAGTTGGTCTGCGTATTTATGATTGGTTCTTCTAGCATAGTCTCGTAACCTCTCTAATAGTTTAGGATCTGGATGTGATGTAATCTTGGCATCCATAATACCTGTTAGGGAAACTCCAAGTAGTCTTTCTTCTGATGTGTTCTTAACCCATTCTGCTGATAAGAACTGAAAATGTGTCAGATTAGATTGTAGTGTACCTAGTATAGTAGCTAATCTAACCTTATTTTTTAATGCCTCTTCTGTATCACCTTGTCTTACTACAACTTCTGTTAGATTACAGAACTGTTTATCACGTAATATGATTTCTGAACAAGGATTAGTACCATAAGATAATGTTTTATCTCTACCTTGTTTAGCTGCTTGTGTCTGTGCAGCTATTCTATTAAAGATACCACGTTCACCTGATTTAGATTTAACTAGGGATACCCATTCTTCCATGAATGTTTCCATATCAGGTTTTTCAGTGTAAGCTACAGAATTATTTGCTAGTCCTCTATGAGAGAAATCATTGTACCAGGCACCCATTTTAGCCTCCCTCATGCGTTTATCTGTAAGATTAGATAGGGAGATAAGGGCAGATCTTCTAACGCCTCCTACGACTACAATTTCTCCTATCATACAAATAATATCATGTACTTCTAATGAGTTTAACTTGCGTCCTTTAGCATGTTCAAATGTTTCCTGAACAAATTTAAATAATCTTTCTAAGGGTTCAGGTCCAGATGCTCTACCACCAAATGTCTTAAGTCTAGCTCCCGCAGGTCTAACGTGTGAGTAATCTACTGTAGGTATATCACCTTCCCATAGACTTGATAACAGCTTCTTAAAGGCTTTAGCCCAGCCTAATTTACTATCAGCTACTACAATCACATCATCGCACTTTGCTAATTCTACTGGTAGTTCTGGTAACTTAGCTATCTCTTGACGTTCACAAGAGAAACCAACTCCTGTACCATTCATTAAGATATATAAGGTTTCACTGAATGCTCGTTTATTATTGATTGCTAAGTAACTACAGTTATAGGCAGCTATGTTATCCCTTTCACATGCTTCTCCTGCTGACATCATCAGTCTCATGGATGGCATGATTTCTAAATTAAGCACAGCTTGCCTTATATCTTTAAATTCTTTATCAAGTCCCGGTGTTTTAGATTGAAGGTAAGTAACCATTCTATCTACTGTTTCTTCCCAAGTTTCTCTTCTATTTAATTCTGGTATATAACGTGCGTATCTACTTGCCGCTATCGTTTTCTGATAACTATCCAATTGCTTCTCCTAATCTGTTTGGTTAAATAATTCTATCTGTCCATCATTTAAGTCTTCTGATAATTCTTCAAAATTATCTTCTATCTTATCTTGGAACTTTGCTATGATTTCTTCAGAAGAAACATCTAGTACTTCGAGTAATGTAATCTCATCTAGTTTCTCAAGTTTATCACATACGTCTTTGAATGTAAGTGCCATTGTTATGACCGACCTTTGTTTTTTAG